TACCATTCTTCTGCAGATAACACTTTAGATAAACCCTTTTTAACTCCAGAAAGTGTATCCGATGCGCCGTAATTTTAAAGATCCAAAATATATAGAATGGAGAAAAAATATATACACTAGAGACAATTTTAAATGTCAGTGGCCGAATTGCAACATAAAACAAAAACTAAATGCCCATCACATTTATAAATGGGCCGATTTTCCAGGCTTAAGGTATCATATCAATAATGGTATCACACTCTGCAAAACTCACCATGACATGATCAAAAATAATGAAGATAATTATAGATCTTTTTTTAGTAATTTAGTTTTATACAAGCTCAAGAATTAGTTTTATATTCACCACAATGTTTTTATAATTTATGGATTATTTTACAATTATAATTGACACCAGAGAACAAAAACCTTGGGAATTTCCCCACCATTCAATTGCTAATCGCAAACTGGATACTGGTGATTATTCTATAGAAGGTTTTGAAGATCTTTTATGTATAGAACGCAAAAAAGGAATAGCAGAATTAGCTAATAATATGAGGGAAAAAAGATTTAAAGACGTTATACAACGAATGAGTAAGTATAAACATGCATATATCTTAATAGAATGTAACTATGATCAAATGATGAATTATCCAATAGGTAGCGACATACCAAAAAAATTATGGAGTAGAATTAAGATATCTCCAGGATTTATTATGAAGTTTATTACAGATCTTAGTATTAATCATAATATACATGTTGTATTTTGTGGGTGTGCCAGTTGGGCCGAAAAAACAGCTTTATCTATAATGAAAACAGTTCATAAAAAATATGTCTCTGATAAAAAATAAACACATGTTTGATGATGCGTGGCTTAATCTGGGTGACTTATCAAAAATAGTCATTCCGGAAAATCGTATGATTGGCCGCAGCAAAAAGGAAATAGAAAATCCAGATTTACATCTTATTAAATTAATGAGGAATCCAAAATATTTTGGTATGACTTGCAAATTATTATTTGATATTGAGCTACATCCAATACAGATAGCTATTCTACAAGAATTTTGGAAAAGGCCATTTCCAATGTATATTGCAAGTCGTGGTTGGGGCAAATCGTTTCTTATGGCTTTATATTCTATATTAAGATGTATATTTAATCCAGGAACTAAAATAGTTGTTGTTGGCGCTGCATTTAGACAGAGTAAAATTATTTTTGAATATATGGAAAATATATGGAGAAATAGCAGTATATTACGAAGTATTTTTAATGGTAATGATGATGGGCCAAGAAGAGATGTCGATAGATGTACTATAAGATTAGGAGATAGTTGGGCTATTGCTATTCCTATGGGTGACGGATCAAAAATTAGAGGTCTTAGAGCGCATATTATTATTGCTGATGAATTTGCCAGTATCAGTCCTGATATTTATGAGACTGTTGTAGCTGGTTTCGCTGCTGTTTCTGCAAGTCCGATTCAAAATGTTAAAAAACAGGCAAAAAAACAAGCCATGAAAGATGCTGGATTATGGAATGATGAATTGGAAAAATTAGAACATAAAATGGGAAATCAAGCAATTATTAGCGGAACAGCAGACTATGCATTTAAACATTTTGCTAGTTATTGGCAAAGATACAAATCAATTATAGAAAGCCAAGGAGATAGAAGAAAATTAGAAGAAATATTTAATGGAGAAGTTCCAGACAATTTTAATTGGAAAGATTATAGTATTATTAGAATACCATATGAACTAATTCCTGCAGGATTTATGGACGACAAACAAGTAGCAAGAGCAAAAGCTACTATTCATAGCGGTATATATAATATGGAGTATGCTGCTTGTTTTACTGCTGATAGTGACGGATTTTTTAGACGAAGCTTAATAGAAAGCTGTGTTGTATCAGATAATAAAGACATCACCTTGCCCAATACTGGTAAAGTTATTTTTGATGCTAGAATAAAGGGCGACCCAAATAAACAGTATATCTATGGTATAGATCCTGCCAGCGAACAAGACAATTTTAGTATTGTGATTATGGAAATTCATCCAGACCACAATAGAATTGTATATTGTTGGACTACTAATAGAGCTAATTTCAAAGAAAGACAAAAAACAGGATTAGTAGATGAACATGATTTTTATGGATTTTGTGCAAGAAAAATTAGGAGTTTAATGGAAACATTTACTCCTTTAAGGATCGGTATGGACGCTCAAGGAGGAGGTGTTGCTATCGAAGAGGCTTTGCACGATCCATATAAATTAAAAGAAGGCGAAAAATTAATATGGCCTGTAATTGATTATGATAAAAATAAAAATAAAGATACAGATAGTCAACCAGGATTACATATTCTAGAATTAGTACAATTTGCTAAAGCTGACTGGACAGCCCAAGCAAATCACGGGCTCAGAAAAGATTTTGAGGATAAGGTAACTTTATTTCCAAGATTTGATAATCTAACACTAGGATTAGCCATAGAACAAGAAGGCGGTAAAACAGCAGAAACAGATTTAAACCCATTGTATGATACATTAAGCGAGTGTATATTAGAGATTGAAGAATTAAAGAATGAATTAACTACTATTGTTATGAGCCACACTAGTACTGGATTTGGAGGAAGAGACAGATGGGACACTCCAGAAATAAAAAGCGCTAGCGGTAAAAAGGGTAGATTAAGAAAAGACCGATATAGCTCATTAGTAATAGCTAATATGTTAGCCAGACAAATTAATAGAACATTAAGTGGTCCAGATTATAATCTAATTGGAGGAAATCTCAAAAAAATACCAATCAGTAACAAACATGGTAATGAATTATATAAAGGACCAGAGTGGTTTACTTCGGCCGCAAATCAAGAGAATATATATAGTGGTATATACAGAAATTAATGGTGTATTATCAATATAATCGCAATCCAATTACAATATTATTAAAATAAATTATGGCTAAAAAATATCCTAAAAGTGAAGCTGTTGAAGACGCACAAATTTCTAATGAAGAAGCATATGTTGTTTGGGGAGACGATTTAGGAAGCAAAAAAGAAGCATTAAAATTATCTTCTGAGTCTTTAGCCGAATATAATGGTATTGAAAAATCAGTAGGTCGTAGAACCAGAGTAGATTATTCTAATCTTGATACAAACGTAGATGGTCGCCCAGGATTAACCAAGTCGGATTACTATGCTTTTAGGCCAGAAGAAGCTGTTCCAAATAAGGTTAAAAATATTATTCGTAGAGCAGATGATATTTATCAAAGAGTTGGTCTTGTAAAAAACGTTATAGATCTCATGGGTGATTTTGCTTGTCAAGGCATCAGAGTTGTTCATCCTAGCAAAAGAATAGAAAGATTTTATAAAGCATGGTTTAAAAAAGTTTCCGGCAAAGATCGTAGCGAAAGATTTTTAAATAATTTATATAGAACAGCAAATATTGTAATTAATCGTCAAACAGCAAAAATTAATACAAAAACTATTGATAGGATGTATAAGGCTACAGCGGCTGATATTATTAATCCAGAATATGATGATATAGAATTAGGCAAAAAAGAAATTCCTTGGAAATATACGTTTATAGACCCAATATACGTTGATGCTTTAGGTGGTTCACTATCATCATTTACAAATAAAAAAATCTATGGAGTGACTTTGCCGGCATTTCTTAGAAGAATAATTAATTCCCCAAAAAATGATGCCGAAAGAAATATCATAGCTCAATTGCCTTCAGATATTCTAGAAGCAGCAAAGACCAAAAAGCCATATGTATTAAATCCTGAAAAGGTTTTAGTTTTTCACTATAAAAAAGATGATTGGCAAGTATGGTCATATCCTATGATATATGCTATCATGGACGATATTACTATTCTAGAAAAACTAAAATTAGCAGATATGTGTGCTCTTGATGGAGCTGTTTCTAATATTCGTATTTTCAAATTGGGAAAATTTTAGCTAATAATGTTGGTGGAGGCACTATGGACTTGGTGTGGGGGCCGGACTTAGAACTACTAGAAAGCAACACAAATGTTCATAACTTTTTAGGAGAAGAAAAATATAAACCACATTTAAATAGCGTATATGCAGGTCTTGGTATTCCTCCAACTCTAACAGGCACATTTGGAGCAGCAGGAACAACAAATAACTTTATAAGTCTCAAAACTCTAACACAACGACTGCAATATGGTCGTGATATATTAACTGACTTTTGGGAAAAAGAATTAGAGTTAGTACAAAAGGCTATGGGTTTCAGATACCCTGCTAAAATTGAATTTGATAGAATGGATCTAAGTAATGAAGATGCCGAAAAAGCATTATTAATCCAGCTTGCTGATAGAAATATTATTAGTGACGAGTTGTTACAAATGAGATTTGGTGTTGATCCAAGCATGGAAAAATATAGACTTAACAGAGAAAACAGAGACAGAAATGCTGAAAGAATGGTACAAAAAGCCGGTCCGTATTATGATGCTAATTTTGAAAACAATCTTAGGAAGATAGCATTACAACTTGGAATAGCAACTCCAAGTCAGATTGGCTTAGAATTAGAACCAAATAAGCGAGGAGAAAAAAATGCTATTCAAATGAAAGCAGAATTCCCAACAGCACCAAAAATTGGTAATTCTTCTCCAAATGGTGTTTCTGGTCAAGGGCGTCCACGTAATAGTAAAGATAGTTCTCAAAGAAAAACCAAAGATTTTGCCCCCCAAACAGGAGCATCTCTTGCATTATGGGCTAATGAAGCTCAAGATAAAATTAGTGAAATAGTTAATCCAATGTTATTAGAATTTTATGGAAAAGATAATCTACGAAAATTATCAGCACAAGAAAGTAAAGAATTAGATCTTTTTAAGACTAAAATTTTATTAAATATTGAACCAAATACTAAAATAGATGAAAATGGTGTAAATTCAGCAATAGCAAAAGTTAATAGTTCAGAAACCTCGGATATGCTAAATAGTTTAAATTTTTGGATAAAACAAATTAATAATGAACTAGATAGACAACTAAATACTGAAGAGATTAGATCTATTAAGTCTTCTTTTTATTCAACAATAAATTTACATTATAGAGCCTAATAATTATGCAAATATTTCAACAAGAATATGACGATGGAATAGCAGAAGTTATTCGTGCTAATGCTAGTATTTCATATGCTTCGGCATTAGAACCTTGTGATAAAATTATAAAATCTAGAGCTTTTAAAGCCTTAGCATCTATGCAAGATAGTGATTTATATTATACTCAATCTATTCTTGTTAGTAGTAGTTGGAATAAAAACGATGATATTTTTGATAAAGATGAAGTTTGGGCTGCTCGTCACAGTCCAGAACACAAACCAACTAATTTAGAACACGATGAAGGCATTATTATTGGTCATATTGTTTCAAATTATCCTATTACAGAAGACGGCATTTTAATTGATGAAAATACTCCTATAGAAAATCTTCCAAATAAATATCATATATTAACTGGTTCGGTAATTTATAAATCATACACAAAACCGGAATTAAAAGAAAGAACAGAAAAACTAATTAGCGAAATAGAAAACGGAACTAAATATGTTAGTATGGAATGCTTTTTTAAAGGTTTTGATTATGGCTTAATTAATAAAGAAACTGGTGACTATAAAGTATTAGCACGAGATAATAATACTGCTTATTTAACAAAATATCTTAGAGCCTATGGCGGTATGGGAGAACACGAAAATTATCGTATTGGCAGAGTATTAAAAGATATTACTTTTTCTGGCAAAGGTTATGTTGACAAACCAGCCAATCCAGATAGTATAATATTTAGTAAAGACGAATTTAAATTCTTATCATTAAAAGAAAAAAATGACGATTTTACAAAATCAGGTGTAACTATTTTTCAGTCAACCGAACAACCGGAGAATAATATAATGAGCACACAATCTGAAGCAGTAACTGTTGATTGTACAGAAGCCACCGAAGCAACAATATCACAGCTCACACAAGAGATTGAATCAATTAAATCTTCGCACGAAGAAACTATTAATACAATACAAAGTGAAAAAGATAAACTAGTTTCAGAACTTGAAGCTGTTGCTAAAGAACACACTAATGATAAAGAAAAAATGAAAAAGATGGAAGAAAAAAATAAAGAAAAAGAAGAGAGCATGAAAAAAATGAAAGCAGAACTTGATGCTGCTAACGAAGTGCTTGCTGCTTACAAAGAAAAAGAAGCAGAAATGATGAAAAAAGAAAAGAAAATGAAAAGAATGGCAACTCTTACTGAAAATGGTCTAGATCAAGAACTAGCAACTAGCACAGTTGAAAAGTTTGAAGATTTAGATGATACTTCTTTTGATGGAATCGCAGAAGTTTTTGCTGCTATGATGAAGTCTATGAAAAAAGAAGATGCTATGAAGATGAAAAAGATGACCAAGGCTGATGAAGTTGAAAATAAAAACGACATTACTGAGGCTCTTGAAACCGTTGAAACAACAGAAGAAATTATACCTGCTGTTGGTGGTGAAGAAGTTTCTGAAATCGAATCAACTCGTGCAGCTCTTGTTGACTTTGTTTGCAACAGACTCGGTAAAAAACTTAATAAGGGAGAATAAAAATGGCTCTTAAACCAGATCGTATCGAACATCTAACAGATATCTCTTTTTTCATGAATACAACCGCTGAAAGAGGTGGCGTAGCCTCTTTTGTAACTGGCGGAGTCGGCGTTGCTATGGATGATGCTGATGCTGTAGTAGAATACGCTGCTGCTTGCACTGGTAGTGTACCAGCTGGTGTTCTATTAAATGATGTTGTTAACTATGACTTAACAAGACAGCACATCAACTGGCACAAAGACGAGGTTCAGGTTGGTGGCAAGGTTACCCTTTTAAGAGTTGGCCAAGTCACAACTGACCTTGTTGACGGTAATCCAGCTGCTGGCGATCTAGCTTATGTTGGTCCAAGCGGTACAGTTTCAGTTAATGATTGTAGTGGTGCTACTAGAATTGGAACATTCTTAAGTGGCAAAGACGCCGACGGTTATGCTAAAGTCTCAGTTAACATTCAGTAATCAAAATTAATGGAGAAAAAAAATGTCATCTAATACACAGACCTTTAAGCCAACGCCAGAACTTACAGATCTTCTTGTTCGTTCGGGCTCACTGAATAAAGAAGAGGCTTTAGCCGCAAATTCTGAATTTGCAAAAGCCCTAGAACTCCCACTTCGTCAAGGTATTCTAAATGGCGATATTCTTGATAACATTTTCGAGCCAGTCGCATTGGCTCAAAGTGCTACTCCAGAATTTCCATTAGACTTTCTTGCTCCAGGTACTGAGAAGGACTTTGTGGCTTACACAATTCCTAATCATGGCTATATCCCAGAGCGTCACGTTGAGGGTGATTACGTGATGGTTCCAACCTACGATATTGGTGCTAGTATCGATTATCTTCTAAAGTACGCTCGCGATGCTCGTTGGGACGTTGTTGGTCGTGCTATGGAGGTTCTAGAAGCTCAATTTGTTAAAAAGATGAACGATGATGGTTGGCACACACTTCTTGCTGCTGGTGTTGATCGCAACATTGTTGTTTATGACAGTGACG